TGCCGGTTTTTGTTCCGTGCTGAAGCAGGCAATTAAGGCTTTCCGATACGGCTTTAGTTCATCCGCCTTTGTGTGCCTTCAAACCAGTGTCCGGCGGTGACCCGGAGGGGTTTACCGTGCGCCCACCATGCTGTCCACGATAATTGCCGCCCTTGCGGCCTCACTGGTTGCCGGTCTAATCCCGGTCCTCTCCGCTCATAAAGTACTCCGCGCGCAGCCGGTCCCAGTAGCCGTCGGTATTCTGATAGTCCCAAACGGCCTTGATCTCCTCGGGGAACCCGGCCGCGAGTCGTGCCTGGTTCATGCTGTCCGCACGGAACGCCGTGTCGAACAGGGCCCGGTAGAACCCGCCCGTGCGTCCGTACTGAAAGTCGCAGAACTTTCTCTCGCCGTCGTTCATCGTCGGCCTCCTTCTAGGTCTACGTGGACCCATGCCTCCGGGTCCGAGAGCATATCGTGTTCAAGGGCGCGATAGAGCTCAAGGCCCTTTGCGGCGAAGTCCGTGTCGTACCAGCCGCAGACCAGGCAGAAGTCGTCGCCGTAGCCGTCGGTCTGGAGCAGGGCATGGCACCGTGGGCAGTGCCGAAGGCCGACGTACCAGCGGTGTCCGTCCTGGCCCCGGGGTGGTCGCTGTCTGCCGTCGTCGTCGTAGCAGCCGCCGGGCATCGTCAGCCCCCCGGATACGGGCACAGATGCAACGGATGCTCGCCGTCGTGTTCGAGATAGACGCCGAGGTCACGCTCGATCCGTTCGACCCCGGTCGCACCGTCGTACTGGGACGGCACGTACATGGCCTTGTCGTCCGCAGCGATGAACCGTGGGCAGGTCGGCGTGCCGAAGCCGTTCGAGAACTCCCGGTCGAGGAGCGAGTCGTCTGGGTCCAGGTCCCGTCCGGGCTTGAGCTCGGCTTTGAGGGCCCAGCCGGGCGGGTGGTTATGACCGTCGACCTGCTGGACGATGATCCGGCCGGTAAACCAGTCGAATCCGGCCAGGTCAAGTTGTTCGCGTAACGTTGTCATTGTTCGTTGCCTCCTTGTGTATTTTGCGCTGCGACACCGTAGAGCATCCGCACGACCGAGTAGAACGTCCATGCTTCGGCCTCGTCGTCGAAGTACCTGTACACGGCGCCGGTACCGTCAATGGCGTACACGACCAGGAACGCGTCCTGGGTCACGGGGATCGGGGTTGTAAGCACGACCAGGTCCCGGGTGAGATTGAATACGCCGTACTCGGTCACGGAGTACCCGGGCGCGGGGTCGGGGCTGGGCTCTCCGGCTCCGGCCCCGACAAGGGCCATGACGACCATGATCGTGATCAGGACTATGGCGTATACGGCCATGGCGTGCAGAGGGTCGGTGAAGAATGCTCGTATTCGTTCCCGGGTCATGCCATGACCTCGTTGTAGGGCAGAACGGCGTCCGGCCGGAGAAAAAAGTCCTTGGTCATCTGTCGCGTGACGGCCAGGGCGAGCAAGCCAGCGAAGGGCTCAAGCTGCCCGACGGCCTTTTCGAACGCTTCGTTCTTGGTTCCGCGGACCGTAGCGACCTTCATGCCGGTCTGGGACTCGGTAACGGTCCAGGAGTCCGGGGACGAGCTGAACGCATCCGGCCACGGGCCGCCGGTGAACGTCCGGTGCAGGTAGAACACGTGCCCGGCGAACGTGAACGTTCCACTCGTCGGGACGTCGGTCACGGTGATCTCCGGGAATCGCACGGTACACGTGCCCTTCTTGCTCTGTAAGGTTGTTTTATTTATCGTTCCTGTCTCTGTCATTATTGTTCTCCTTGTATTGTACACCCAGTTACCCGCTCGCGCAAGGATTATCTGGTTGCATGGGTGTTGGTCTTGGGCTCGTCAAAGTCGAATACGTACTGCCCGTTCGGGTCCTTGATGCGAAGCTCGGTGGTCCAGAACTCGAACGCATCGCGGGCCCCGGCGGCCAGGTTGTCGGCGCCGTAGAACCCGTAGCACGAGTCGAGCAGGTCGTCACGTGAGTCCACGACGACCATGCCGTAGGTCTCACCGCTGATGTACGCATCGTACTCGGCAACTTCGGCCTGGAGCCAGGTCTCGATCTGTTCGATCCGGCCCTGGGTCATTCTGGTCCAGCCCATCTGCTCCTTGGCCACGCGGCGCTCTACGTACACGAAGCCAACTTGTCCCGAGTCCCAGTAGCATGAGAACGGTGCGGTCTGGATCGTGATGTTGCCGTGTTCGTACACGTACAGCGGCAGGACGATGAGTTCACGGTCCATGGCGTGCACGACCTGGTCCCGGTTGAGGTCTCTGTCGTCCATGTCCATGCCGAGGACTCCGGCGAAGTACTCGGTCCAGTCCTCGCGGGGCTGCTCGTCACCGAGGGCGTAGCGGCTGTGCCAGCAGACCATGGTGCCGAGGTGAGCGTCGAACTCCCTGGGGTCGTCGGGGTTCGGGTCCTGAACTCCGTAGACCCGGACGAGGTCGTTCTCGTGTAAAAGTTCACGTTCGTTCATGGTAGGTCCTCCTTTGGATATTGTGTTCGATGCCTATTTCCATAGCAACCCCCGTTCCAGGCACTCGCACGTCTCGGAGATCATGACCGGGTGCCAGCTACTGCCGACGCTCCAGTCATGCCATTTGTCCCCGGGGTAGACCGTTCGGTCTAACGCGACGACCTTTGTTCCCTCCGGCAAGGCGTCAATGAACCGCCCGTGCACGTGCCAGCAGGCGGCGGCGACGCGGCGGGAGCGGTCGTAGTTCCAGCGACCCCCCGGACCACGGGAATCCTCGACCGTGAGCGTGACGTTGAAGTACGGTGTCCTCGCGGAGCCCGCCCGGTCGAAGCGCTTGAACTTAACATTCCCGGAGAAGTGGTCGTTCACTTGGGCCAACGCGTCCGTAATCTCATGTTCGTTTGCGTATACCTTCATCGTCACGCCTCCTCTACCGGGAACAAGCGCTCGATCGTGTCCCAGTGCTTGTTGCGTTCGAGCCAGTGCCGGGCCGAGTCGTCGTCAATCGGGATCAGCTTCTCCGATCCCCAGGTCTCTTGCCCGTTGCCCTCGGCGTACTTGGTCATTGCTCCGCCGGACCCGGTCAGGAAGAACCTGCCGTTCGCCGTCCGGTAGAGCTGTTCGTCGACGTGCCGGAAGTCTCCGGGACCGAGTTCGTTCGTGTACCGGCCGAGAGCCTCGGCCGTGTCCGTGTCGTAACGCATGCCGTTGATGATTGCTTTCATACCTCGGCCTCCTGCACGGCCCGGGCGATTGTCGTCATCGCCTGGATCTGGTCGTAGACGGCCCGTTTGGGCATGTAGCCTATGGTCACGTCCGACGTGCCGCCGTGCTCGTGCATCCGGACGACTTTGACGCCGCCGTAGGCCGAGTCCAGGGCCAAGTGGCCCGGCTCGTAGCCCGTGCCGAAGCCGGTCGCGTCGCCGAGTTGGGCCAAGGCCCGATCCAGGTCTTTGTCTGTTATCCGTTCCATCGTATCCTCCTGTGCAGGGACTTTGGACCCTGCTTGTGGTTTACCGGAGACGCCGGGGGGTGAGTAGCAACGCCCCCGGCGTCTCCGTCCATCACCGTTCCTCGCTGCGTGCGTCTACGCCTTCGAAGAACGCTTCGATCTTGTCCAGGAGTTCCCTCGGGGGGCAGTAGCCGTGTGTAACGGCCCGGATGCCGCCGTGTTCGTTCATGACCTGAACGAGCCTGGAGCCGCCGTATGCCCGGTCGATGTAGTACGCGCCTTGGTCCCGGCCGTAGCTGAGACCGCGCTTCTCGAGGCCCTGGCGGAAGACGAGTTCCGCGTACGGGATCGTTACGCGCTTACCCATCGACGACCTCCGTGCGGAGCGGAGCAAGGACCCCGCGCTCTTCCAAGGCCATGAGGATCGTTTCCTCAATGTAGTCCTCGTGCATGTCGAACGTGCCGTCGTTGATGGCGGCGATGTCGATGCTGACCTTGACCGTGGCGTCGATGTCACCGGCGCGGTGCAGGATCTGGAACTGGCCTTCGCAGGGTCCGTGCAGGGCGTGGTAGACGTCTGTGTCGTGTTCAAACACCGTGACGCTCACGTCCAGCCAGCCGTTGTAAAAGCCGTTCTCGTCCATGCAGTGATAGCCGCCGTGCAGGACGAGCGGGGCGTCCTCGGTCCCCGTGTCTGCCTGCCAGTCCGTGTCGAAGCCCGAGCCGTGGGGCAGGGCGTCGAGGACCGTGTCTATGAAATCCGCTGTCCATGTCATACCTTGAACTCCTCCTTGAACAAGCGCACTGCCTGGCGCTTGGTGTAGTACAGATACATCCGGGCCACACGGTACCCGGAGACTATGTCCGTGATCACGTAGTGCTTGTGGCCGCGCTTCTCGACCGTCATTCGTCTCCTCCTACGCCGTACGCTGATTCGATCCGTCGGCCGCATTCGTCGCAATAGAGCTCGGGGCCTTCGTAGTAGATGTCGACCGTGATGTCCTCGCGGTCGGTGATGAATGCTCTACGGGCGCATTCGGCGCAGAGGATCGAGCCGTAGTCGTCGGTGAAGAGCATCGGATAGCTGCCGGGCCAGGTGTACCTGGCGAACAGTTCGTTGTAGAGCTGACGAACGTCTGAGACCGTATGGTCCGGTCCGAATCGGCGCTCAAGCTCCTCGCGGATGACCAGGTAACCCCGTCCGTCGTTGAATCCTTCGTGCACTATACGCATTCCCCTACACCTCCTCGAGCCATTCGGCCCGTTCGTCGTCGACGACGACCGTCTCACCCGTGTACGAGTAGCCGAACTGCCACTCGTCTCCGACCTGTCCTTCGTCCCGGGTCCAGCGGACCGGGGCCGAGGGGCGGTAACCTTCGCCGTCCCACGAGACCTCGTACAAGGTGACGAGGTCAAATTCCGATTCCTGATTCATTCCGTCCTCCTATTGGCCCGACTTCGGACGGGCCACGTGGTTTACAGGTCGGTGGACCGAAGGAGCAGGTTGATCCGCTCCTCCGACCGCCGACGTGCCGTCACCGTACGACCTTACCAGAGGCCGTCCAAGACCGAACCGACCTCATCCGACTGGCGGATGACCGTCGGATGGTCCAGTTCGTCCCGGACGTCGTTGTCGAGGACGAAGTAGGTCTGTGAGCCGGTCCGGGTGATCATGCACCGGACCGTGTAACGACGAGTGGCCCTGATGGACCACAGGATCGTGGTTCTTGTGGTCGTCGTCATCGTGCGACCCCCAGACCAGTCTCATACCGTCGAATTACTCCAGCGGCCTTCTTGAACTGGTCGTACCGTGCCTGGTCGTACGGCAATCCGTACGATCGGGCCTCTTCGAGAAGCGTAAACTCCCGGAGGAGTTCCGGACCCCTCTCGTCGAGAGGCTTGATCCCGAGCCTAATTCCCCGTGAGAGGTAGTAGGCGGTCGTGCCCATACCGGGCACGACGGTGGTGGTATTGGTCATATCCGCAGCCCCTCGATCGATTCCAGGGCGACACGGACCCTGGCGCTGGTGCGTCCGGCAAGCTCAAAGCTCGAGGCCGAGAACACGACCGGGGTGCCGTCGTCGTCGAGACAGTATTGGTCCCAATGGCCCCAGGCCGTGAAGGACATGCCGTCCTTGGGACGGTGGGACGGTATCTCCCAGGGAAGATACACGGCCACGACCCGGTCGCCCAGGTCGATGAGCAGATCCGCGACGTTCGAGCCGAAGGACCCCTCAAGGGTGTCCGCCATACTGACCACGGTCCCCATTATCTTTTCTACCTGTACCTGTACCTGTACCTGCATTGAATGCCTCCTGTGGACGATGGCCATAGGCCCTGACGTCCAGTGGTTTGTTGCCGAGAGAAAAATTTTCTCGGCAGTGACGGATAATGTGCAAATTGTGTGCCAAGTTTTTCAGTGAGTGCAATTCACAATTTGTCAACAAGTTTTCCACATCGCGAGTCGTCGCGGGATCGGGGGCGAGACAGACGTGGCGCACCTCGGTGTCGCTGAACGCGGCAGATATGAACTGGGCAGGTTGGCGGGACTGGCGGGATTGGAGATTCTCGGCGGGCCGGGCTGGGGTTGCGCGGAGCTAACGACGGGACTTGTCCACAAGTTGTGCACAATTTGTCTACAGAGTGGAGATTTTGGAGTTTGTCTGATTTTGTGGACAGATATTTTATTGAAAAGCTACACTTGAAATTGAATATAGCAGAAATTGCATGTTGAGTCGTCCCTGGGAGCTCAGCGCGTTATAAACCTGTAGATGCATGTCTACGCCTTGTCTAAACGCGTAAGTCCTTGCTACATAGTACCTTATTACTTATTATTATAATTATATTATATTATTATTATTATTATTAAGAGAGATATGGGTCTTGGGGCCCTTGGGGCCTTGAGGCCCTTGAATGAGTTGGAGAGAGAGAGAGAGAGAGAGAGAGTAAAGGCATTCTACAGTTTATACATTTTATGCAACGTGGAATGCCGTAGTTCAGGGGTGGGAAGTTGCGGGGAACCGCAGTTCCAGGGCCCGGAACTGCGTGAAACCGCAGAAATCACGTCCCCCCTTGTCATAGACATTGTTCTACAAATTGGCGCTGGAGCTGGAGGGATTGGAGGGATTGGAGGTTTTTGCGTAGCTCGGGCTACGGGAACAAGGCAGCGTGAACTTAGTTAGGGACGCCTAACTGTACCGATTCGGCCTTTTTCGTCCTTTTTTCGTACTTTTTTTCATTTTCTGTTCACATAGTGGAACAGAAAACGGCCCCGTCCACGCCCCAAGGCCGGGTCCACGGGCCCCCTCGGGGCCGGAGTCGGTTCGAATCCGCACGGTCGTGCGTTGACCCGTCCCCGGTCGGGGGTCGAGTTGGATTTTTTTTCGCGATTTTTTCAGTTTTTTTGCCGTCTCTGGGCGTGTCGGGCGCGTTCACGGTTGAAAAGTATCCATTATATGGCGTTTCCGACCATGGTCGCTGGCACCATGGTCGGGAATAAGCATTATTTCAGCGAGCCGTGTGGTATAATCATCTTAACAGTACACGTACGTGTATTGATCACGTCAAACCTCGGCAATGTGCCAAGGGAAGGAAAGAACAATGAAAAAATGGAGTGAAAGGAAAGAGGAGCTCAAGCAATTCGCTATGACATTGACTAAGGAAGATTATTTATATCTCCTATGCAATGCTGGCGTACGGTTGTACGGACCGAGACCGGCTGATCCCGGGAAGAAGTATTCTTACCGGGTCACCATACGGGGGTTTGCGGACATCGGCTTACGCGCCCAGGTGAATGCGGACCTCTATCTCTCCGAGATAAAGGAGATGAAGGCCCCTGAAGCCCCGATTGACACGAAGAAGATTAGGGGGCTTGAACTATGACATACGCACAGAGAGTACAAGCCTTTGGTCTACCGGCAGTCGAAGCCGTGATAAGCGCTAACGCGTCCGACTATAAAGCTGTCCGGGCAATTAACCACCTGATCGAGCTCGAGGCATGGGAGTTGTCACCTACTGCTAAGGAAGTCGTCGAAGTTCAGGATGTAGTTCGCAAGTATACGTAGACTACATAGAGAAAAAGCCGTGAAGCCGAGAGAACATTCTCTCGGCTTTTTTTTTCGCCATAACACCTGGTGAAACCGGAGACCCCCCGCTTACCACGAAAAAACCGACCAACCCCGGCCCAGGGGGTACCCGGTCCGGGAAACGCGCATGCGCATGGCCACGGGGGGGAACCACCCCCTCCCCAGCCACACTCCGGGTCTATATAACTTCCACGTTCACCGACACAGCCCTTGACCCGGGGCGGGCCCCTAGCGTATACTCGGCATAGAGGGAACGGAGGGAACGGAGGGAACGGAGAACATGGAGATCGTAGCGTGAACGGAGAGCGTGGAGACAATGGAGATACTCAGGCCCCGGGGCACGCCGTGGACGCCGTCGCCGTCGCCGCAGACGTCACGGACGCCGCCGTCCTCGTCCCGGCCGACCCCATCGACGCCTTCTACGAGCACCCGGTCGCCGCCCAGGACCTGATCAACGGCACCGTCGCGCCTCCGGACCCGGTCGACAAGGCCAAGCGCCTCGCTCGCGAGGACCTTGTGCCCATGGCGATCGACGTCTACTCCGAGATCCTGTCCGACCGCGACCCTCTGACGACGTCGCAACGTTTATCCGCTGCCCGGGACGTGCTCTCAGACTCCGGACCATTCGCCAAGACCGGTCCACCTCCTTCCGGTCCCGACGACCCGGAGCACGCGTCCCGGGCAACTTTGAACCGCTTAGTCTCTGCGTTCGCCGAGTTCAAGAACGGCACAGTAATCGCTATAAAGGATATGAACAATGACACACGACAACAAGGCCAGGGCCAAACATGACCGTGGACCAGAGCGTTCTCGACCAGGTGAACAACCCGGTCCCAGACCCTGCGCGATCCTCGCATATCTCCCGGATCGTGACCAACAGCAGTTCTCAGGAGGAAGAATCATCCTTCGTGACCCGGGCCCTGGAGAACCTCGGTCAGTACCGGCCGGATGCAAGGCCGGAGCCGGTCCCGATTGAGATCGTCCCGCACCCCCAGGCTCCGCTCTTCGACCGAGCCGACTGGCGCACGATCCTCGACAACGGTCTCGCCGAGGCGCAGTCGACGAACGCGATCTCGCCGGAGATGCACGAGGTCATTCGCCAGGCCGGTCTCGTCTCTCTGTGGTTCTACGGCAAGCTGATCGCCGGGACCGACGGGCCCTATGACAAGCTCACCAATCACCTGCACGCGGACATGTGCAACTTCCGGCAGAAACTCCTGTACCCGGCCGCACGCGGCGCCATAGCGATCTTCCGCGGCGGCTACAAGACGACGATCGGAACCGAGCTTGCCTCTGCCTGGGAGCTGCACCGGGACCCGGACCTCGCGATCCGGATCACCGGCGCCTCCGACGAGCGCGCGTTCTCGTTCTTTGAGTCCGTCAAGGTCATCTTTGAGTCCGAGTCGAACCATGAGTACTACCCGGAGTCCTGGCACTCGCCGACCGCGGGGCGGAACCGCTCGTGGAACAACGACCGGATCGTCTTGCCGAACCGGACCCGGCGCAAGCGCGATCCGTCGCTCCAGTACGGCGGTGTCGGCGGGAAGTCGGCCGGTATCCATGTCGATCTGCACGTCATCGACGACCCCGTGGAGTTCACGGACCTGAACGCCGGGCGGCTCTCATCCACGGACATGTACCGGATCACGAACTGGATCTGGGCGAATGAGACCTCCCTGCTCTACGACATGCACACGTCGCGCCTGCTGTTCAACGGCACCCGCTATGCCGTCGACGACGTGATCTCAACGATCCTGCCGAAGGTCAGGAGGCTCTACGGCTACCCGCTGGACGGCGTCGAGCCCAATCCGACCGGCTCGTGGATCTTCTACTACCGCAAGGCGATCGAGGACGGCATGGTCGTGTTCCCGGAGTCGTTCACGTACTCGAAGCTCACCGAGCTCGCCGAGAACGACTGGTGGACGTTCTCGACGCAGTACCTGAACGATCCGCAGAACACCGGGATCGCGGAGTTCAGCCAGTACACCGTCGGCGAGGCACAGGTCGAGTACGTCGAGTCCATGGACGAGTACTTCATCGAGCTGCCGTCGTACGACGATCATACCCGGCGGCGCTATGCGTTCTCGGACTGCGACATCACCCAGGCCACGGACCCGGCCGCGACCGAGCGATACGTCTCCTCGAAGACCTCGCGCTCGGTCGTCGGTGTCATGGCCCGGACGCCGAACGACGAGTTCGTCTTCGTGAACGTCCGCGCCGGGTACATCGCGACCTCGGAGATGTTCGCGATCATGTTCGAGAACATGGACGTCTACGGGCAGTGGGTCCGCGCGACATTCCTCGAGCAGCAAGGCGCGTTCAAGGCCTTGGGGTCGCTCTTGTCCGAAGAAGAGAACCGGCGCCGCCGCTGGCTGTCGCTTGTGGCCGTGTCCGCGACCGGGGACAAGGACGCGACGATCCGGACGACCTTGCAGCCCTTGCTGGCCCAGGGCAAGATCTATGCCGTTCCCGGGTCCCGAGAGATCATCGGCGAAGAAGTCCGCTCATTCCCGAGCTCACGGCGCAAGGACGTCCTGGACATGATGAAGATAGCGATTAAGGGCTCCGTGCGGCCGCTGTCGGCCGAGGAGCGAGCAGACGAAGACGAATACGACCGTCGCTGGCGCACACGGCGCCGCACGGTAACAGGGTACGGCTAAGACCGGCCCGAAGGAGCACGTGGATATGAGTGACATTGACGTTAGCCTGGATGACACCTTGGACCCTGAACCCCGGGACCTGACCGGGGAACTCGACATCGACGACCAGGAGCAGCCGCGATTCGGCCAGTTCTTCATGGACGCCGAGACCGAGGACGCGCTATTCGCGTACGTAGACGCAGAGCTCGGGAGCGTTATCCTCGACCAGGAGCGCTCGTCGTTCCTGCGGCGCATCGCACGGTACCGAGCCCGGCGCCTCGGTATCCCGGAGAACGAGAACAAGACGTTCCCTTGGGACGGCGCGTCGAACGTCGTCGTTCCGATTGCCGTGATGCAAACGAACGGCATGTTCTCGTTGCTGAAGGACTCGTTCAAAGCCCGGGACCCGTTCTACGAGGTCCGCGGCACGGATAAGCGCTTTCGCGGCGAGGCCGAGGGCGTCTCTGCCGCGCTCGACCTGGTGTTCGATTCGCCGAACTTCGCCAATATGCGCAAGAAAGACAACCAGGCGCTCTATGACCTGGGGTCCCTGGGTACACAGTTCGTCAAGGTCCGCTGGAACAACGACACACGCTCGTGGAAAGAGCTCGACATCGACGGGCAGATCATCGAGCGCGCGCAGAGTCGGCGCTCGCATCCGGACGTTGAGCTGATCGTACTCGAGGACTTGTATACGCGGTCGTACTGGGACAACGTCCAGACCTGTCCCTGGGTCGCGCATCGGATACCGTATATGCGCGCCGAGCTCATGGCCCTTGGGGCCCGCGGGGTGTATCGCGGCGTCGACGACGTCCTGGCCCGGGGCGGCGATGAGCTCGACGCGAACCGCCTTGAGCTTCTGACAAAGCTCGGATTCGACCCGGAGACCGAGGACGAGAACTTGTTCTACGTCTTCGAAGTTCATCTCTCGTACGACGTCGATAACGACGGCGTCATGGAAGAGCTCGTGGTCTGGTACGATCCCGTATCCCGGACCCGGCTGCGCGTGGACCTGAACAACCTCGGGTCCAGGATGATCAAGGTCATCAAGCTCCTCGAGGTCCCGGGATCGCTCTACGGCCTCGGTGTCGGTGGCCTGGTCGATAACATCCAGGAAGAGATCAACGACTTGCATAACATGCGGAACGACTCGACCATGCTGTCCATGTTGCAGATGACGTTCGTGAAGAACGGTGTTCAGTACGGCTTGCAGGAGGGCCTCAGGCCCGGTGCCGTGAAGAAACTCGGCGATCCGAAGAACGACGTGTTCATCACAAAGTACCCGGACGTCTCGATGTCGACGATCGCCGCGGAGCAGGTCTTGCAGAGGTACGCGCACCAGGCGAGCGCGGTGACCGAGGACCAGCTCGGGTTCGCGAACTCAACGATCGGCACGCGGGAGACGTACTCGGGCTCGTTGCTCCGGGCCCAGAACTCGTCGCGGGTCTACGCGGCGATGGAGGAGTCGGTCAAGGAGGGCTATACGGAGATCGGCATCGCCCTGTTCCAGCAGATGCTCGCGCACAAGGACGAGCTCGAGAGTATTACGAACCGCTTGCCCGAGGACAAGCGCCAGGGGTTCCTGAGCGCGATGGAGACACCGCTCGAAGAGGTCGAGTCGAAGTTCTCGTTCACGATCAAGACCAGGGAGCTCGAACGGACTGAGGAAGCGAAGCGACAGGCGTACCTGACCCTGTCCCAGCTGTACACCATGTACGCTGAGCGAATCTTGCAGCTTATGCAGATGGTCTACGCCGGGGGCGAGCAGGGACAGCAGATCCCGCCCCAGGTCAAGGAAGCCGGTGCCGAGATCATTGTCGGAGCTACGCGTCTGCTCGAGAAGATCATGCACTCGTTTGGCGAGGAAGATACCGACGACTATCTGCCGTACGTCAGGAACCTCGAGCTCATGCTCGAGGCCATGGAGCTCCAGAAGGACGCGCAACTCGCGCCCGCGGAGCAGCAGTTGCAGCAGATGAAGAAGCAGATGGCCGGGGCCGGGGCCGGGGGGCAAGGGCAGGAACAGAGTCCCATGGGCCAGGGCGCTATGGGCCAAGGGGGCCCGGCCGGGGCCGCTGGGGCCATGAGCCAAGGAGGTCCGAATGCCGACAACACTTAGCGACGACGACCGGAACGTTCTCGAGCTCCTCGGGACCCCGGGGCTCGGCGTGATTCTGGACTTCAACGAGCAGGAGCTGCACGCCGCGGAGCAGAAACTGCTCGAGAATACGGAACTCTCTCTGGAGATGATCCGGTACTACCAGGGACAGCGGCACGCGGCCCTTGCCCTGAGACGATATATCGAGAACGTTTTCGAACGTTCCGGACTAGAGGAATTAGAAGGAGACAGACATGGCAGATGAGATGCTTGATACAGAGTTTGACTACGAACAGAGCGAGGACTCTGGGCCCAAAGGGCCCGCGGAACAGCTCGAGTACGCCGGGACCGAGCTCAACGGCTTGCTGTTCGGCGAGCAGAGCAGCGATGAGGACCGGGACGACCCAGAGAACGAACCTGCCGCCGAGAGCGCGACTATTGCCGAGCTCAAGGCGCAGAACGAGGCCCTGGCGGAGCGCATGGAGCAGATGAGCGGACAGTTCAATGGGTTTCAGAGTGTGCAGCAAGGCCTGGACCGGCTCGGGGACAAGCTCGAACAAGACCGGGAGCCGCAGCAGAAGCCCGGCGAGAGTGACGAGGAGTTCAAGCAGCGGCTCAATGAGAGCCTGTACGAGAACCCGTACGATAACCTCGAGGCCTGGGGGCAGCGGCGTTTCGGGCCCGTCGTGCAGCAGATGATGGAACGGAACCTGCTAATGCAGAAGAAGATCATGAAACAGGACCCGACGAACGGCACGATGTTCGCGAAGTACGAGAAAGAGATCGACAAGGAGCTTGCCGCGATGCCTCCGCAGATGCGGTACAATGACCCGGACGTCCTGGAGAAAGCGTACAAGAACGTCATCGCGATGCACGTGGACGAGATCGTCGAGCAGCGGATGGCGGAGCGCTCGGGCCAGGGCGCGGGTTCCGCCGAGCCCGCGGCGAAACGCTCTGCCGGTCCGTACAGCGGAACGTCAACGTCACGGAGCACGGCGACAGGGACGGGAGAGCCACGGGCTAGAACGGTCCCGGACTACGTCCGCGAGTTCGCCTTGAAGCGCGGTATGCACGAAGCGGACGCGTACGCGTTCATGAAAGAGAACAACTTGCTGAGGAGGAAATAGATGAGCGACGAGAGAACGAATGTATTCGATGAGCTCGGGAACGAGGCCCCGAGCCCGGACCAGGGAGCGATTGAGCCGGACGTGGGCAGCGTGGCTCCGGAGAACTCCAAGAACTCCAAAAGCTCCACAACGACCAAGAGCTCCACGACGTCCAGTAACGCGAAAACGTCCACGACGTCCACGACGTCCAAAAAGACCTTTATCTCTATTGACAACGACCCTGGCGATGTCTTAGACTTACAACGTCAAGGAGCGGATTTATACTTCGAGGACGGAAAACGGTTCCTTGAACTGAGCGTCGACGCATACGAAGAGCTTTCGTCACTGCATCAGCTCAGATACACGACTGCGAGACAGATCACAGAGGGAACCCTGGATTTCTCGCGGAAGCGCGTCGTACCGCGGCCGGGACACGGATACGCGACGGCACGCAATCGTTTGGCTGTTGACGGCGGGAAGCCCGGGAAGCATTACACCTGGCAGTACGCCGATCAACTTGACTGGTGGGAGGCGAACGGAGCGAGACCCGTGGTCGATCCCACAGTGAAGACCTTCACGAACCCTACAGGAACAACGAGAACGATTACCGAGTCCGACGGCCGGAAGCTGGTGCTGCTTGAGATGCCCGAAGAGGTCAACGAAGCACGGCGCGCGCATGTCCGGGAGAAGACACGGAAGCTCCGAGAAGGGTACGATGAATCGGCACGGAACAATCTTGAACGCAGCGGCGCGTCGGTTGTTGAGAAAAAAGAAATCGAACGCCCTGGTGGAGACCAGCGCGTTACACTTGATGGAGGACAATAATGGCGAGTGGATTTACGTTTGTAAAATCTGAGTCCGGCGGAACCGTCGAGCTCAAGCAGATTACCATGAATGAAGCCGGGAAGGCCGGGGACGTGATCGTCTCGGACGGGTCCACGGCGAGTCAGGCTCAGGCAGAACTCATGGACGATAACGCAGAACTCCCCCTCGGGGTTCTGATCGCGGATGTCGAAGAAGACGCGACCGGGCAGTTCATCCCGTGGAAGCGGGACTACGTATTCGAGGTCGAGTGCTCGAGTGACGAGAAGTACGTTGACGCGTCCGATCGTTACACGACCTGTGACATCGACACGTATACGTCCGGCGAAATGGGGATTGATCCGGCAACGGCCGGGAAGGCGCATGTGTTCATTCTTGGCTTGGCCGAGGGTGAGAGCGACGATACGAACGGCAATAAGGTACTCGTAAGACCGAACCTTGGTGTCTTTGATACCCAAGTAAGTCAGTACCTGTAAGGAGGTAGCAGATGGCAGGACCTGGAATAGCAACGACATTCGCGTATCCGAAACACCTGGATCGCGAGATCTGGAAGATGTGGTTTAATGAATACGGCCGACAGCGGCTGACCTATGACCTTCTGGCGAAGGTCGGGACGGCGCCGAAAGGCTCCGGTGGCGGGTACACCGAGGCACTGACCACGCCTCTCGGGAACCTTCGGACCAAGCTCGAAAACGACGGGATCGAGTTCGATACCCCGGTCGAAGGGAACAAGAAGACCGTGAAACCGACGGTGTACGCGCTCGGGTTCCGGATGTCCGAGGAAATGGCCGAGGACGACAAGTTCGGGCACTTTCTGAGCAAGTACCCCAAGGAGCTGGGTAAGAGCGCTGCGTACAAGCCCGAGGTCGAGTTCTGGTCGATGCTCAATGACGCATTCGACGGGACGTACTTCACCGGCTGGGACACCAAGGCGCTGTGCACGACCGATCACGCAACCTTGAAGAGCAGGACCACGATCGACAATGACCTGAGTGCGGCCGCGCTGAGCGAGACCTCGCTCCAGGCTATGTTCGAGTACTACGACGACCTGGTCGACGAAGCAGGGCGGCCTCTGGCCATGACCCCGAAGTACCTGGTGATCCCGAACGAGCTGCGCTTCACCGCGCAGAAGCTCATGCGGAACTACGGTGCGATCGGCACGGGGAACAATGACTTGAATACCATGAACCCGAGCCATTCGATCGTGGGGCCGTACGAGATCATCATGAGCTCGCAGCTCACGGACACGAACGCGTACTTTCTGATCGCCGAAGAGCACGACCTGAGGCTCTGGTGGTTACGGCGCACACGGCTTCGGGCATGGAACGATCCGTATACCGGAGGTCGCCTGTACGCGACCGACCAGCGGTTCTTCACGTTCTTCATGGACTACAAGGGCGTCGTAGGGAACGAGGGAGCGTAGTCGTCCGTAGACACAACGGTGCCCTTCGGGGCACCTTTTTAGTAAGGAGTAATAACAATGGGAGTAACGAACTTTGATTCGGTCACTGCGGATGCGTTCACCGGGGACGTGACCGGCGAGGTCAACGCCCTCGGCACGGCCGTTGCGGCCGAGCACGGTGACGGGGTGATCGGGACCGCGACGGTCCCGACGACGTATCGGTACAACATGCCGAACGGGGACATTGTGACTGAGATCCAGATTGACCTGACCGGCTTGGATTCGGCCGGGACAGCGTCCCGCGTCATCGGCCTAAATACCGGTGGCGATCCGGCGTACATTGGGCGCTACGTGGTCGCGACGAACGGAGTCGTGTACAAGGTCGAGATGACCTGTCTTGAGGTCCCGACCGGCGGCGATGCCGACGTGATCCTTGTCGAAGGGTCCGACGGGGATGAAGCCTTTGACGACACGGTCGCGGGTACATCGCCCATCTGTGATGGGACCGGAGCCTGGGCCCTTGGAGAGACGGTCACGTACACGGGCGGTCTGACGGCGGACTACTACCTGTACCTGACACAGGGTGGGTCGGGTAACGCTACGTATACCGCCGGGCAGTTCTTGTTCCGTTTGTACGGACACGAGGCCCTCGGGTAGTGAGTAACAAGGGACCTTCGGGTCCCTTTTCACGTTAGGGAGCAAGTAATCATGGCACAGTACGAAGACATAACCTATGACCCGAGTGAGTCGAGCAGCGGAGCGACAAGCGAGACCCTCACGGCGACGGTCCCGTTGTTCGCGTCGGGGCCGATGCAGCCCGGCATGAAGTGGCACGTGTGCCCGACGTGCGGGTGGGCGTTTCCAGAGGCCGAGATGGTCAGACGCAAAGGCGCCTGGTACTGTGCTGAAGACGGGGAGGACTGGCTTGAAGCCGACTCCCGAATAAGGAGGTAGCGCATGGCCGCACCGACAAGTAATATCTATTCCTTGCATTACGACGCCGCCGGAGAAGTGACGGCGAATACCGTTCACATGAAAGGGTTCCACTGGACCGGAGCGACGAACGCCGCGCATCAGCTCACGTTCAAGGACTCCGGGGGGAGTATCCTTCTGGGTCCGTATACCGCTGGGGCCACGGGCGCTGTGGTCCATAGGTCCTTTGATCCGCCGCTTCGCTGTGTCGGCCTGGAGGTCGATGTCCTCGGTTCCGGGCTCGTCGAAGTCTACACGGCGTAGGGAGGCATAACCTATGACCTTGGAAGAGATCATGGACGATGTCTGGCGAGCGGCCGGGGAACCGACCGACCTTGATCCGGACTCGGATACACGGTACTCGGGCGGGCCTTTGCTCACATGGGTCGTGAATCAGGCGCAGAACGCCGTCGCGACCTGGAAAGAGGCCGGGACCGGCGGGACGCCGAAGATCTTCGAGCTCGTTGGAGAGGCGTTCTTCAAGTCCGTAGTCGTCGAGGGTACGGTCACAAGCGCATCAAGCGGGTCGAGTATCGTGATCGAGTCGACGTCGGATACGCTTGGGACCACGGATGATCAGTACAACGGCTGGGTCTATGACGACGGCACCGAGCTCAAGCTGGTCGTGGATTACACGGGCTCGTCGTATACCGTGACGCTCTCGGACGCGCTCGACACGACACCAAGTGCCGGGGATACGTTCTCGCTGTACAAGCGGCACTTCCTGCTGCTGCCGAGCTCGGACGCGTGGGTCGATGAGCACATCGCGCGCCCCGGAACCGGGACCAGGTTTCATTCAGATGGACAGTTCATTGCTCCGATCCGGATCGAGGACATCGAGGACCAGCGAGTGCTCGAGCGTGTCCCGTACCAGGCCGGGTATATCTCGCAGCTAACGTCCGTAGGAACCCCGACGACGTGGTCCATGTTCGGGAACCGGATTGTGTTCAACTACCTGCTCGACGAGGAGCGCTGGTTCCGGATGATGTACAAGCGGTTGCCGACCCCGATGACGACGAGCGACGATGTCCCCGAGCTGCCCGAGGTGTTTCATTACGGCTTGGTTCTCTGGGCCCTTGAATGGGTTCATCGACACTACGGTGAGACCACGGACAAGTACTCGACCAAGCTGGACTTTCGGGACTTCATGCGCATGACGATGAGTGCCGTGGAGCTTGCCGACGACGGGTCGGATTCGGACTATGTCTACGTGAGGAGGAGATAAGATGGCGAATTGGAACGAAGCGTTCAATACGGCCCCGGACGGGACGGAGTCTCCGTCGGAGATTGACGATTACATCATGGCGACCAGACAGGAGGTCAGGGCGCGTATGGCGAACCAGCACACGACGTACTTGGAGGACAGTACCGGCGGAACGGCGAGTAAGGACTTCTTGCACAAGGAGGGCTGGGCGCAGGATTCGGCGCCGACGATTACCGTATCCGCGGCACAGGACGGCGCCCTCTGGTGGGATACCGACGACGAGGAGCTCAAGCGGTATGATCACGCAACGACATCGTGGGTGACGATCTACGCCAAGGAGCCAATCGGGACGATCAAGATGTTCGCGGGAGCCGGTTGGGTGGATTCAACAGAGGCTGGAAGTTGGGCGGATGGAACACTTCCTGGGTGGCATACGTGTGATGGGCACGATGGAACAGTAGACCTTGTTGATAAGTTCATTCTTGGCGGAACGGCGTCGGGCGAGGAGAGCACGACAAACGCCCTGGCAACCGGGGCAGTTTCCGTAACCGTCGAGGAAGAAAATCTCCCATCGCATAAACACGCCATGGACATAACGCACTATCACGCGCTTGCAGTGAACGCTTCAGGGAGCACGAAGCTGACTGGTCCCACACGATTCATGACGAATGCAGGCACAATCTTTGGCGACCATTACACACTTACGAGTATGGGGTATGGTCCGCTTGTTGGTCGCTCCGGGGACCCGGTTGCGGTATCGGACGGAGATCTTACTGAAACAGCTGCAACTGGGAGCGGTACGGAACTGGATGTAACCCCGCCGTATTACACTCTTATTTTTATCCAGAGACGGAACTAATGGGCCTCCTTGACCGCAACATTCTATCGTCCGATAACCCGGAGCAACTCCGGGGCAAGCGTCGCCTGATCGACAAGAAGCTCTTCAACTCGACGAACTTCCCGTTTGATGCGTTTGAGTTCACTGAGTACGACAAGGCTGATGAGGCCGTCTTGTCCATGGCGAGTCCGTGGCACCTGGACCTGACGAATGCCGTATTGACCGTCGGGTCCGTGGAGATTGCCCTTGGTGACCTGTTCACGGATGACAAGGTCACGCCGACGGAGAAGTTCCAGCTCAAGCGTACTTGGGACACACTGGATGCGCAGTACGACGTGCTGCTTACACGGGCCGGAGCGGTAGACATCGAGGCCGGGGACACGGACTACGACGCCTGCGTCACGGCGCATGATGCCCTTGAGACCGTGACGACGGCACTGTTCACGGACATGACGGCGACGAGTGATCAGAGCGGGACGGAGCTCAGGAACTTGTTCTCGACGTACTACGAAAAGGCCGAGAGCCTCGCGAAGGCTATCGAGATTGCGATGATCGTGGACTACGAGAACCGGCCGACGTACGCTGAGATCATCGAGGGCTTCAACGTCGGAGACGGGACGACGACGCCGA